CCTACAGAGTATCTAACATTATGTGAACCATATTGATCATGATCCAAAGTGTAGGTCCGACCAACTAACAATTTCGCTCAAGCCTCTGCTCCCTCCTTTCCTATGAAGAAGGAGAGAATATTGATTTGAAGCGCAATCGGCAGTCTGTCGGTTGCAGCACTCAGATCATACCCGAAACTTCTTCCAGCCAAGGAAACCTTAGTAAAACAACGTTTTACTGCCGCTTCCTGATCAAAAGTTGCATCATTAGGTATAGATCTTAGGATTGTAAAAAGATTCTCATGAATACCTGACATGATGGACTGAGTCCATATATCAACCATCGCAAAAACCCTTACTTTCCCTGCTGCTTCCTCTTTTACTGAAAGCTGACCGATCCCACCTGTTCAAGAGTCTTTAACATATAGATTCCCGAAATTAGGTAGTTTTTTACTCAGCTCGACAACAAAGTCAAACCAAATATCCAATCTTTCAACGTTCAGTGACTTACATAGAACTTTAAAAGGGCCAGCCAAACCATGATCCTCTAAAAGAGGAGCATCGAGAAGCCAACCCAATCAAGAACTACGATGAGTCGGAGAACCAGTCTCTAGCCACAACAATCCCTTATCATAAACCTTCCAGGTTGCGGATTTCGTGATCGGTAGCTTTCTCATCATAGATGATATTTCTACTGAAACAAAATCCAAAAACTCAGAAGACCCACTAAAAGGCGCTGTTATAGTCTCAATCTTCAATTTACCAGGAATGGAAATAACCCGGTAAACTGAGAAAAGAGACAGTCATCATCTAATCACTGATGGTGACCCAGATTTGATTAATGCACGGTCATATCTTGGAATAAACCGAGGTAGACCAGCAGTAGTCAAACGAGGTAACGGCAGGTCCGCGTTCAATTCACGAAGTGAACGAATGTGGTCCTTTGCTATGTACTTTTGCACAGCTAGTTGGCAAGCTTTAAGATAGTTCACTGTGTAGGTTGGTCCATGATGTTTAGTCATCTGACGAACATAACCAGCAAACATATGTAATTGTTTTAGACGACTTGAGAAATTCACTAGTCGAGGGAAGGATGCAGAAGCAATTCTAAATCCCAATCTCTTGATTAGTGCTGGAAATTCGAACGAATTCCCTAGCGAGACCATTGAGTCTACAAGTATATTATTCTTAAATGCTTTGAGAGAAGAGAAAAACTTTAGGTTTTTATCGACTTTCATTGTAATTAATTATAATTCTCCATCTTTTTACGGTTGGAGTTAAACCCGTCAGTTTCCAAAACTGTCGCAATTAAATACTGTAGGATCAACTCCGCTGTTCCGAAAGGGACGGCAGGTCTTGAGCTTCCTAAGGAGCCCTATCAGCCCGGTTTTTCCTATCCTCTCGCAAGAGAGAATGCTGAAACCAGAACACTGATAGTAAATGTCAACAAAAAGAATCTATCGTTAGTCAGGGAACCCCGAAAGGGATCTGACGACACAGATTAACTGACTCTGTCAACTTAACAGACCAGTTCACTTCTCATCCGAACCGACCTGAAAAATCGGAAGGATAGGAAGTCAAAAGGTTCGCGGCTATTATGTAGCCAGGTACCCTAGTGAATGCACTTTGACCCTGACAGGTCAAAGAG